ATGGAAGTACAACCACTGGTATGTCAGCCGCACAACTGGACGTTTCAACTGTAGACGCTTCAGATTTATCTCATCCTCTAAAGATTGTTGGTATTCTCGATGATCCAGAGAATGAGGATTTCACCGCTGCTGGTATTCCTTTGATTGTGGTAATTAACAACCATGCGCTTCTAGCAGGCTCTGCTGAAGCAACAGTAAGTTAAGGGAGACTAGATCATGGCTATTTCTAGAGCACAACTCGCCAAAGAATTAGAGCCCGGTTTAAACGCTCTCTTTGGCATGGAATACAATCGTTATGAAGGTCAGCATGCTGAAATCTTCGACACAGAGGCATCAGATCGTGCTTTTGAAGAAGAGGTAATGCTATCAGGTTTCGGTGCAGCCCCAGTAAAAAGTGAAGGTTCAGGTGTGTCATTTGATGACGCGCAGGAAGCATACACTGCTCGTTACAACCACGAGACAGTTGCTATGGCCTTCTCAATCACTGAGGAAGCTATCGAAGATAATCTGTATGATCGTCTAGCATCACGCTATACTCGTGCACTTGCACGTTCTATGGCACACTCAAAACAAGTAAAAGCTGCTTCAATATTGAACAATGCTTTCTCCGCTGGTGCTTTTGCTGGTGGTGACGGTGTTGCTTTATGTGACGCATCTCACCCTCTAACAAGTGGTGGTACGTTTAATAACGAGCCATCAACTGCTGCTGACTTGAACGAAACTTCTCTCGAAGATGCGTTGATCAGTATCGCTGGATTTGTTGATGAGCGTGGTTTGATTATCGCACTTCGCGGTATGAAGCTAATTGTTCCTCGTCAGCTTCAGTTTATTGCAGAGAGGCTACTTGTTTCTAATCTTCGTGTTGGAACATCCGACAATGATGTAAACGCAATCAAGACAATGGGCATGCTACCAGATGGTTATGTCGTTAACGATTTCTTGACTGATACAGATGCGTTCTTCATCAAAACAGATGCACCAAATGGCTTCAAGCACTTTGAGCGTCTAGCGTTGGCTACCAACATGGATCCTGATTTTGACACAGGTAACATGAGATTCAAAGCTCGTGAGCGTTACAGCTTCGGATTCTCTGATCCAAGATGTGTGTTCGGTTCACCGGGCGCATAAAAGAAACATCTCTCCTGTAGATGTGGCGGTAAGGTCTAGGTATCAACTAACCTTGCCGCTTTTTATTTTTTAAGGTATGATTACTTAACCCTTGACTGCAATCAAGCAGACACTAGCCACGACAAGGAGATTAAAATGGCTTCATCAACTTTCTCAGGCCCTATTAAAGCAGGGACAATTAGAAACACTACAGGTACTACTGTAGGAACAAATAAAGCAAATGTAGGCTTTGTGAAAATGTCACAAACCGCATCTTGGACACAATCCACAACAGCGGCTGACACAGGAATTGTAATTCCTGCAAACAGCCAAGTCACAGAGATAATAGTTTATATTACCACCGCTCCTGATTCAGCAAATATAAGCATGGGAACAAGTTCTACTTCTACTGAACTTTTTACAGCATTAGCTGCTGGAACTTCTGCAAACGTAATACTTCATGGTTCAGATGGCACTATTACTGACGCAGATACATGGGTAGATATTGGAACTTCTGATCTTCCAATCTTTATTGATTTTTCAGCAGGTACTTCAGGTGCAGGATATGTAACCGTTGAGTATATCCAAGGTATCAACAACGCTTAATAGGAGGCTACAATGGCTAGTTCTATTATTGCAAAAACAGCTACTAGTACAGGCACACTAAACGGTGGCAGGACACGTTTGAAATCATTTGTTGTAAGAAGCGCAGGTAGTGGTTCTCCTGCCGCAGTGTTTAGGAACGGCAGTGGTTCGGGAGCAACGCTTTTGACTATGACCTTTCTAGCATCAGATGATACTCAGGTTAGTATTCCTGACCACGGTATAATATTCTCGGATGGTTGTCATGTTACGCTTACTGCCATAGATTCCATCACAGGATTCTTTGGGTAAAGCTATGACTCGGAAGCGAGACAAGCAACCGCCAAAAACAAAAAAGTATTTCCGCTCCACTAAGTCTGGGGCGGGAATGACTAAAGCTGGTGTTGCTCGTTATAGGCGAGACAACCCAGGGTCTAAGTTAAAAACGGCTGTTACAGGCAAAGTAAAGAAAGGCAGTAAGGATGCTAAAAGACGTAAGTCTTTTTGTGCTCGTTCTGCTGGGCAAATGAAGAAGTTTCCGAAAGCGGCAAAAGATCCGAACAGCCGTTTAAGGCAGGCAAGAAGAAGGTGGAAGTGCTGATGCCAGAGAAAGTAGAAGTAACTTTAGCTAGATTAGAAGAGAGACTTACACAGCTTCAAGATGAAGTGCGTCATGTTCATGAAGAGGTTTCTGAATTGAAAGCTCAAGCGAACAGATGGAAAGGTGCTTTCTGGGTAATGCTTGCTATGGGCGGTGTTGTTGGTTCTATAGCACATTTAGTAGTGGGATGGATTAAATAGTGTTTATTAGAAGATCAAGTATACCTAAACAAATTAATAATCCTCCTAATAAAAAAAGAAAAAAGAGGAAAAAGTAAATGTCTCATTACACAAAACCTCTAAAGAAAGTTATAAAAGGTTTGAAAAAAGCATCTAAGACGCATGCAAAGCAGGCAAGGGCTCTTTCAAAAATAGAAAAAGATCAAAGAACTCGATACAAAAATGGGAAAAACAAAAAAAGATCCTAAAGTAGGAACAGGTAAAAAACCAAAGGGGTCTGGCAGGAGGCTGTATACAGATGAGAACCCCAGAGATACAGTTAGTATTAAGTTTGCTACACCGTCTGATGCTCGAAAAACTGTAGCAAAGGTCAAGAAGATAAACAAACCGTTTGCTCGAAAGATACAGATATTGACGGTTGGTGAACAAAGAGCCAAAGTTATGGGTAAGTCAGAAGTTGTTAGAATATTTAAACAAGGGAAAGAGGCGATAAGAAAGGCAAACAAAAATGGCAGCGACTAGTAAACTAATTTATTTTAAAAAAGGGGGGAAGGCTAGTGCAAAGAGCAAGGGATCAAAGATATGCCCAGAGGGTAAGGCGTGGGCTAAACGCACCTTTGATACATACCCGTCAGCGTATGCAAACTTGGCCGCATCAAAATACTGTAAAGACCCAAACTACGCAAAAAAGTCAAAAGGCGGTAAGCGAAAGGGCAGATAATGGGGGAGCTTAAGAAATGGCTAAAACAAGATTGGGTAAGGATTGGAAGTGATGGATCTATCAAAGGTAAGTGCGGAACTTCTAAAGACAAAAAGAACCCTGATCGTTGTCTTCCAAGATCAAAAGCAAATAGTCTTAGTAAGTCTGAACGAGCTAAGACTGCTCGTAAAAAGAAACGTGAGGGCAGCAAAGGCAAAACTGTTGTCTCTAATACAAAAAAAGCCAAAGTAAGTTTTAAAAGATTTGGGGGCCTGGAAAAAGGAACGCAGGCTAAAAGACCTTATAATGGTAAACTAACTCCGGGTTCTGTTGTAGCTAGGGGCTGTGGTGCAGTCATGGGAGACAGAAGAAAAGTAACAACGGGAGTCGTTGGGTCTTAGGAGGGTACAATGGTTGATCCTATATCGGCAATGGCGATTGCTGGTTCCGCTTTTTCGGCACTAAAAAAAGGCATTTCCATCGGCCGTCAGGTGGAGTCGATGGGAAAAGACCTGTCACGCTGGATGAGTGCCGTATCTGATATTGATAGAGCACACCATGAAGCTAAGAATCCTCCGATATTTAGAAAAATATTTAATGCTAAAAGTGTAGAAGAAGAGGCAATAGAGCTATTTACTCAGAAAAAACAATTAGAAAACCAAAGGGATGAATTAAGAAAATTAATATCCGCAATGTGTGGGCCTAACGCTTGGCAAGAACTGTTGCGAATGGAAGCTGAGATTAGAAAGAAACGTAAGGAAACACTGTATGCACAACGTGAAGCTAGAAGACATGTTGTAGAGGTTGTTAGTATTTTCTGTCTTGTTCTTACAGTGGTTGGCTTTTTTATGTTTGTCTTTTATCTTTGGTATAACAGGGGTAGCCTATAAGGTATTCTTATGTTACCATTAATTAAGAACAGGAGAAAAAAATGTCAAAACTAAAACCAATACCACCAGATAACAAGGGTCTTCCTAATCTTCCCAAAAATGTAAGAAATAATATGGGTTACATGAGAAAAGGTGGTGCTGTTAAAAAAGAAGCTGGAGGGGTTTACATGAGCCCTAGAAAACGAATGGCTGGAGCGTAAAGGAGAAAAAAATGGTAGCTAAGAAAAAGAAAAAAGGCATGGCTAATGGCGGTGCGCGAATGGTTATGAAGAAGAAAAAAGGCATGGCTCGAGGCGGTGCTATGAAGAGAGCAAGAGGCGGGGCAGCAAGAAGACGCTAGTCCTTTAAATGCCTTATCTACAAAGCAACATCCCGTATTTTAAATGCTGGGTGAGAAGAGAGTATACGCACAACCATTCTGATTATCATGGCGAGTTTATACATGCTATGGCAATTGCTGTTACAACTATTCCTGATAGGTGCTTGAGTTTTCAGTTGGTATTTACAGGATACGAAGCGGATGATGGTGAAACCGAGAATATACACGGGGGTGCCATGTGGGCAAGAATGCCAATTACAGCACTTGTTGCAGACGTTCCTTTGGAAGAATGGCCTGAACAAATGCCGACACATTTAGCACAACCCTGGGATTGTAGTTCTCATTTTCACTCTGTTTATTGTCTTGACAGAGTCAGTTCCAGCCCCTGGCTGTGTAAAATAGATGGTGAGTTTTACACCGGAAAATATATCTTTACGGTTGATTACACCGAAAATGAAATAGCAGATGACCCAGCACAACACAAACAAAGTCACTTACTACAATTAACAGACGCTGGTAAATGGACAGGAAATATTGTAGCCTTACCTAATAACAGGGTTAGAGCAACGAGTCCTGCTCTTTGGGAAACTGGTGAAGGTGCTCCTGATTTTAGACCAAGTCAATGGACACACAGTGCTGAAAGTGATAGTAGTTATATGGACCCAGATATTACGTTTAACAATTTATATTCGGAAGAGTAATCATGGCTACATCAGGATCTAGAGACTTTGACTTAGACGTTGCGGATATTATAGAGGAGGCTTACGAGCGTTGTGGTTTGGAGGTAAGAACCGGATACGATGCTAAAACTGCTAGAAGGTCTTTAAATCTTATGTTTGCTGAATGGGCAAACAGAGGAATTAATCTTTGGACTGTTAAACAGGGAACACAATCTCTAACCGCTGGGACTGCTACATATACTTTTGATGCTACTTTTACAGATTTATTAGAGGTAGTTCTTAGAAGAGATGGTACTGACTTTGATTTAAACAGAATATCTAGAGGTGAATATTTAAGTATACCAAATAAAACAACACAAGGCAGACCCAGCCAATATTATTATAATAGGCAAACAATACCTCAAATAAATTTGTGGGCTACACCTGACAGTTCTTCTGATACTTTAGTGTATTACTACATTCAAAGAATCGAAGACGCAGATGCGTTGGTAAACACCACTGATGCCCCCTTCAGATTCTTGCCGTGTATAGTAGCTGGTCTTGCTTATTATTTAGCAATGAAAAAGGCTCCAGAGAGAATACAACTTTTAAAATCTGTGTATGAAGAAGAGTTTCAAAGAGCAGCCGATGAGGATGAAGATAGGGTGCCTCTAAAGCTACAACCAAGTTTTGAATATCTTAGAGTCACATAATGGGCAGGTATGCATCTGGTAGAAATGCTTACGGGATTTCAGATAGATCTGGATTTAGATATCGGCTATCAGAAATGCGAACTGAATGGAACGGTTCAAAAGTTGGTCCAGATGAGTACGAAGCTAAACATCCTCAACTAGAGCCTCTCAACGCAGGGCCAGACCCTCAAGCTCTCCGTAACCCACGACCAGATCAATATGTGGATTTGATCACCCGAGTAATTGTAAGAACAAATGTTGGTGATGGTTTTATAGGAGGAGCATTGTCTAAATTGAACAGTCTTACTTCCAGTGTTGGAACCGTAACAATAACGTCAGATGCTCCATCAACGTCAGCATCGACTTTCGATTCTACAAGTGTTACACTTGACTCAGCTACAAAAACTTTTGACGAGGGTTAGATGGCAAAGCAAACTGTAGGAATTGGTTCTAGCGCAAACGATGGTACAGGTGATACACTTCGTGCTGGGGCCGATAAAATAAATGACAATTTTACAGAAATATATAACGCATTAGGAAACAGTTCTAGTGTCTTAACTGATATTATAGATGCAAACGGTCTTTTTGACGTAAGTTCTGGAGCTAATAAGATTGTCTTTTATTACGCTGCGTTAAGCGATTTGCCAAGTGCTTCAACATATCATGGGGCAGTAGCTCATGTTCATGCAACTGGTGGTTTATACTTTGCTCATGGTGG